ACAGTAGACTCAGCCCTAATAACTTCTATCTCAACAACAGCCTTAGACTTTCTTTTGTCTGTAGTACCTCCAGATGTTGTACCAGTAAATAATAATGACAAACGACCACTATCGCTACCATCTGGGGTATATCTATAAAATTGAGCATATAGAACACACTCAGAAGTTGGAATATCTTCAACTTTATCTCCATTCGCTTGCTCTAATAATGTATCTATATATTCAATCTTAACACCATCAGCACAGACCGTGTCTGTATCAACAAACGCTGCTGCATTTAATGCTCCAGCAACATTCTCTGAATCAAAGAACTGCTTTAGATTAGAGTAATCAGCAGAAGCAATTATATTTACCTCTGATGTGTACTCAACCTTTTTATATCTTCCGTTATTTTTGCCTTTTCTTAATGTCTCAAATCTAAGCTTTACCCTTGAGTTTGCATCTATACTATAATCACTATACTCTCCAGCGGTAGCTGTCTCTATGTTGGCTGGATATTCTACTACTGGAGAAAGGTCTTGAGTTTTTTCAGTCTTAGACTCAACGCCAGGTGCAACAACAGCGTCAGGATTAAATATTGCTGTAAAGTTATCTGGCTTCATCTTCATATAGACCCCACCAAGAACGACTAAGTCACCCCCAGGACCTTGTGGTGCTGGTGATAAGAAGTCCGAAGGCTTTGCCTCTTTCTCTAGCACTGTAGCCAGAACGCAGTTATTAACTGCACCCTCGGTGTCAGCCTTGACATAATATCTATCTCCTACCTCAACCTTTCTTGCGTTCTCTCCCTCCAGTAAGAAGTAGACGGAGTTGTCAGTAACATCCTCGTAGTATATGTTGCTGTATATTGTATCATACCTCTCTCTGTCAGACTTTATGGCAAACTTATATCTAGTGGCCCAACTAGGTGCAATCTGCTGAGTTGGTATTGTAACCTGTATTTGATTTCTTAAATCAGACGCAGAACATGGGACGTGAACAGTATTGTTCGTACTAACAAGAGCTGTTGATGCCCTGTTAAATTCATCCATGTATATAATACCAATCTGGTAATCTCTATTGCTGTGTAAGCTAGTCGGGTTGCCAATTTCTCTGTAGTCTACAAGTAAATCATTAATCTCATAATACTCATAAGCGTTCTGAGTAGGTGTCGAAACATTGTCAACAAACCTAACGGCAGGAAGTTGGAATCTTATAATACTGCTACTAGATGAAGTCTTAATCTCTATGGGCTGTGGAGCACTAGCTACACCGCTTTCAATCTTAGTTAACGAGTCTAGGTTGTTTGGTATAGTACAGTTAAATGTGTCGGTCAAAGAAAACCCTTCACAAGCGTCCTCAACCGCCCTAATGCTAGTAGATGTGTATATAGAGTAATTTTCTGGTGTTGCTGTAAATATATTATCATCAAGTAGCGTTAACTGAGTTTCTGAAACCACAGAAGCCACAGTCGTGGATGTGTTGGTTGACGTATTAGTCACCAAGCTACCATCTTTTACCCCATCAGTTACAAATGTAGCACCACTATCCACCAAAGATTTAGCTGTAACGCTAGTATTTGTTCCAGATGTTAGTAAATTAACTGCACCAATGTTTTGGATAAAGTCAGGATCTGTAGCTAGTTCGTATGCATTAGCAAAGTCCTTCTTAAGTATATAATCTATTGTTATCTCTTGGTTAGACGTTGTTTCAGTAGGAGTTGTGTCACCCTCAAATCTGCTGTGAGCAAACCTTAAATAAAAAGAAAGAACGGCACCCTTCTTTAAGTTAATATCTGCTAGGTCTATAAAAAACTGAGACCCATCAACAGTTACAGTAGCCCCATAGGTGTAGTTACTGCTCTCTGTGTTTGAGCCAGCCCCATCGGCTATAACCTCCTCTCCTACCTCCTCAGATATTAGGTTAGCACTGTACTCAAGCTTAACCTTATTACCTCCTGCGTCAACGATGTCATAGCCGTCTGCATAGTTACCATACATCAGTCTGTTGCCCATAATCGTCTGAGCAACTGCCGTGTGAGGTACATTATCATAAAGCCTTAGTATTTCCGCATCGTCTAGTATTGTATATATCTTACTATTGTCAAATGAAAAGGTGTAGTCAGTATCATCTGCTAACCCCAAAGCCTCTTTTTCAAGCTTCTCTATCACCTTAATGGTGGAGTCGCCCATTTCCTTGAACAAAAGCTCAACCTCTTGGACTAAGCGACCTCCAGTGTTGTATGTGATTACACACTCGTTACCCAAGTTAACCATACCATCATTCAAGTATGTATTGGTGTTAAAGTTGAAATTCTTAGGTACAAAGGCTGGCTCACTAAACTGTGATGTTGCTGAGTACTCATTATCCTCATACTTATATCTATACCCAAAACAGACAAATCTTTCTTCCATGAAATTATTGTCCGTTGCAGTAGTCTTGACCTCTATGGCTGGAGATGCAATAGGTGGTTTTTTAATAACCATCAACTCCTCTGCACTGATACCATCCACATTCAGTACTGAGTCAGGGTCTGGATAATTCCTGTTGATATTAATCTTCCTAGGTGGATTCAATCCATCAGTAAAGAATAATAAATCATCTAAAACATCTACGCCAGTAACCAAATAGTTTCTGCTAAAGTTTAGAGTGGTATTTTGACCCCCTCCATCATCAATGCTGACAACATGATATGTCAGTTGTTTTTTATTGGTGTCATAAGAAAGGATCATATCAAGCTTACCAGTAGCCCCTATAGAGAATTCTGGATCGTGAACAAACCAATATATTGTTTCGTGTATGCCATCAGCCACAGCACCAATCGTGGATGCCTGAGAGCTTAACCCTTGACCATTGTATAGTATAGTATCTCTTGTAATCTCAAAGTTACCCTTTGCGTTTTCTACAGAACCAATCTCTGACTCTTCAGTAGATCCAAGTCTTACGTTTTGAGCGTCAATGTACTCGCCATCGGGGAGGAGTCTTTCATCGACACTTTTATTCATGCGACCCCTAATAAAATTTTCTTGGACTTTAGCCATACTACTTTATCCACTTATTTTGACCACGCAAATTCATTAATAGTCTGCCAGGGTGAATGTTGCTCATTCTAATCTTAGCGTTTCTAAGTATTGAAGACTTCTTTCGTTGCTTCCTCCTGACAACATACTCCTGTACACCTAGCTTTGAGTCTAACAATGAGTACTCAATATAAGCATAAATATACTCTTCAAATAGCTTGTTCACCATGATTGCAGAATTGTCTCCACCCTCCATTCCGTCAGATACATACTCAATGAGACAGTTCTTACCAGACATTGATGAGCTAAAATTAATAACCCCTTTCTTCTTGTCAATATCAAACGTAGGATTTCTGTTTGCGGTTTCAGTATTTAACCCAAACCTAGCCCCAATCTCGTACTCAAAATACCATTCCCCGTTGTATTGATAACCCGACTGACCGTTAAACTGGCTGTCATTGTTTAGGTATATACTTTTCTTACTGCCTATAATTCTCTCGTAGTCAATCTCTGAAAACTCAGGCTTTAGTATGTTGCCATCTATGTCGAATAAAATCTTACCAGAGTTATCTTGCAAATATGCACCAGAGTGCAGTGGCTGGATATTTTGAGTTAAAGGATACAACACGCCATTATCGTACATTGATACACGAACCCAGTTAACAAAGTCACTAGGTAAAACGAATCTTATTTGATCCGTAACATCTAGCTGTAATATCTTTATTTCCTTGAATGCATCATAATTCAACTCCTGTATTCCTCTCTTTGCGTGGAACAATATCTTGTACCTATTCTCGTTGTTGACCAAGGAATGGTTCCCTTGGTACATCAACATAAAGTTATTAACAACATCCTCAAGGCTCACATACTGGTATGATCCATGGTTGCTTTCTTCTGTATAATAATCAAACTGTGATATATAAGCCATCTAATAATTATTTTTGCATATCTTTTATTTCCTCTTGTGCACCATAGTTTACCACCTGTGCCTCTCTAATTGACAGACCTGCATACTGTAAAATCTTAGTAACCAATAACGGTTCATCCTCAATAGGAAGTTCAAAGTCCTGATAGTCTGCCGCAGATGGGTTAAACACAGGCTCACCTCTGTCAAGGTCAATGTACGTCCACTTAGGGTCTTTCGGATACCTTAAATACTGAGCCAAAACAGCCCCCTGCTCATTAATGGTAGACGGATATACCGTCATCAAAGAAGCCTCCTGAGTGTATGCAGGAAATGAATTTGAGGGAGATGTTAGTAGCGATATATTCAAGAGTCTGATATCCTTCTGTGAGGTCTTTTCAGCCTCTTTATAGACACTTTGTGAGTGAATGACATAACTATCGCCAGAGGCAAAGATATCGTCTTCTATAGCCAACTGTGTGTCGCTAGTAAGACCTGTCACTATCGTAGTGAGCTTGTCAGTAGTATTAGATATAATATCACCAACCTTTACGCCATCAGTAACAAAGTCTGCGCTTGTATCTGCAATGGACCCTGCCACTGTTGAAGTTGCTGATCCTTCAGATAAAACACTAGTGTAGCAGACAACCGTGTTAATCATGTAGAAGTCATCTCCAGTAGTGGTGATGCTTGGTAGAAAGAACTTGTTATTACCGCTTTGTCTTAGGTACTTAGTTTCTGAAAATACATCAATAGCCTCTTCGTTTGCCTTTTTTATGTCGGCATATCCATCCCCAGACTGCCTAGCATTCTCTAGGTTTATTGACCTGTTGTATCTAGAAAAGTATTCATCAAATATCTCTAACTGAGCTTGTTTTGAGAACAGGTTAAAGTCCGATGGAGGCATATAACCATAGTTGTTCTTATTCAGTATAGATAAAACCGTATTTCTTACTGAGTTAATCATTTGCAAATGTTTTTACAAAGATACTAAAAAAAAAGAGGTCTCATTTTGAGACCTCCCTTTGCAATCATGAAAAGAAAAACTTATGCTAATCTATTAAAATCTCTAGACCTTCCAAGACTTCAACTCCATCATCTGTCTTAAAGTATGAAGAAATTGCATGGACAGGTTCTTCTCCAAACGGAATCGTCATCATTTTCTTTTTATTGTTCTCCGTATTGAAGTAAACATCTCTCCTGTTATTTCTATATCTAATAAATCCCTCATTCAATAGCTCATGGATAGTACCATGCAATCTAGTGTCTGGGTCATTAATAGAATCCATAAATCCTTGCGGATCTCTTCTAGCAAAAACCAAGATGTCACGCTTTAGCTCGGCAGTAGTGATCGTAGATGGGTCTTTGCCAAACACGGCTCTACATATTGTTTCCATCTGTTGAATACTTAATGCCCTTGCTTCAACTAAGGCGTCCACCTCGATGTTTAGCTTATTCATTTCTTCTTCCGCATCTCTCTCTGTATTTACCTCAATAAACTTAACACCGTTAAATGGGTGATAATGTAAGAACTGCTGTAGTACAGGATTCGTGCGTGGTACTCTTAACATACCATCTTCAAAAATAATAGCCTCAATAATGGCGTTGCCATCCTGCTCATCTTCAAATGGTGATCTTTGGTTCCTAGCATATCTTAATGCACGGTTTGTACCCTTTTCTTCATCAAAAAATAATAGAGGAAATCTTCTTGAGTTTCTAACTGGCAGCATGAATGATAACGGAGCTGCACTTCTGGTGAGTTTGTAGACCTTGTCTACATATTCTACTTTTTTCATTTTATACGATTTAATTATAATTTATAAATAAACTAGTGGCCACAAGATGTGACCACCAGTTTGAATTAGGTATTAGTCTTGGAACAAGAAGAAGTTGTTTGCACCCATGGTACATACAGCTCTCTCAGACAAGAAGTTAACCTCCATAGCGTCTAAATCGCTAGTAGCGGCTCCACCTGCTGAACCTGTAATCCAAGTTTTGTAACGTCTGTCTTCTGTTTCAGAAGCTCTGTATCTAACGTGCAAGAATGGTCTCTTAGCGTTTTTACCAAGTATTTGGTCATAAACAGTAGTTGAACCTGCTGGCACAAGTAGACCGTTCACACGACCAGAACCTGCTCCTGTTGATAGACCACCTCTCATTGTAGGATCATTCAAGTATTTCCAGTCAGACTTGTAAAAGTCATAACCTCTTCGGAATCCTGAGAACCCTAAGTTCAATGCCATTTCAGCATCATTGTCGAACAAACCAAAAGAAGCAGCGTTAGAAGCTCCTGATGCATTGTAACCGTTCAATGAAGCAAGCATATCGTCAATGTCGAAAGAGAAATCTCTATCAACGAACAATACGTTCTCCTCAATAGCACCTTGCTTATCTAGTCTAGCTACGATAGTGTCAAACTCAGGAAGAGTAGTAGGGTTTCCACCTGCCCACACATTACCTCTGTTCTCTACTGCGTAGAAGATACCTTCAGACCCTTTTAAACCAACTGAGGCAGCGATAGCACCAGAACCAGTTTCAGCAGGAACTGCCTCAATCATTGCTGTTTCTAAGTAGTCATCGAATCTCAATCTAGTCTCATGCTCACTCTTTAAGTACCATAAGTAGCCAGCTGCACCATTTTCAGTTGTAACTTCTACCCATCCAATCTGAGCCATGTCAGAACCAGATACAGCATACTTGTCTTTCAAGATGATTGGGTTATTCTCGAAGATATCATCTGATGCCTCCAAAGATCCCTGCATTCCTTCAGATCCTTTTTTAAACTCTGAACCATAAATGAATAAAGTCACATCAGCATTAGCCAATCCTGTACCAGCTACAGCTAGTCCACCAGCCTCATAGAATGCAACATCAAATTGTCCGTTAGCTGTATCAACAGCAGTGACAACTCCTTTATTGCTTCCTTTAGTACCTCCATTTTGAGAGATAAATACCGTCTG